ATGCAGACCCCAGAAGAAGCCAGGGCAGCGGCAGACGCCGCGCTCATGAATGCCAGGAACGTTTTCCACGTCGCTGCCGCGGCATATGCGCTTCTCACCGATGAGGAACACGGCGGGTTGATCGCTAACTACCAGTTCTGGATCAGCGAGAAGGGATTCAAGGCTACCCGTAGGGGGGAGGAGCGCCCCCACGGCGACGGGAGCTACCGGCGCATCAGTTACGAGAGGCAAGTGGCGCAGGCCTCGGCCGACGCGATGATCGAACTGGTCACCGGCAAGATGATCTGCGATAGCTACGAAGCGACAAAGCGATACGCTATCGCCGTAGGAGAGTGGGAACAGTTGCGCGACCAGCCCTGGTTCAACTTCGCTTGGCATATTCGGAACGCCCACAGTCACAACGGGCGCTGGGACTTCAGGAGCAACAGCCGAGGACTTCCGGTGACCTGGAAGCGGTTCACCATTTCCATCGACTTGGAGGGCCAAGAGGTGGCTGGCTTTCTCCCGGTCTACGAAGCCTTGAACCTCTGCGCGCAGATGATCCTCTACGTGCAGGGCTACGTGGACTTTGCGCAGCAGCCGGCTCAAAGCGGCGGCACCTCTTCGAAAGACCAGGCGACGCCATAGTAGTCCGCCCCGAGGTGGCCCATCGCACCCGCGGCCGCCCGGCCATAGACAGCGGTCCGGTGCAGCTCGGCTGCGTCGATCTCGGCCGCCAGCGTCTTCCAGCGCGGCACCGCGATCGCCCGCGCCGCGCCGGTCACCGCCACGCCCAACGTCTCCCAGCTCATGCCGTTGGCCAGGCCTGCGGCCCGTGCCTGCGCCAGGCCATCGGGAGTGAAACCGACCTTGAGGCGACGGTAGGTGCGCCGGGCCACGGTGTGCAGACCGCTGGCGATCGTGCGGGACACCAGGCTAGGGTCCACGCGCTCGATCTCCCAGTCGCCCTTGATGGCCACCTCCACCCCGCGCATCACCACCAGCTCGCCGGCGTCGAACGCGCCGGCGCCGACCGTCAGCTGCAGGCCGACCAGGGGCGTGTTGTCGGCCGGCAGGACGAACCACGCGGCGCGGCTGCCGTCGGGCAGTTCGACCACGGTCTGGGTCGCGGCGTTGCCGCCCAGGGCGTAGGGATAGCCGCTGTCGCCGCTGCGCTTGCCGGTGAGCGTCAGCGTGGTGCCGGCGGCGCAGGTCAGACCCAGGGCACCGACGATGCGGATGGGCGCGGCGCCGGCCCAGTCGGCGCGCAGGTTGGCGCTGCCGGTGCCGCCGCTGATGCGGGCGATGCTGGCGGGGTGGCCGTCGACCAGGGCGGCGGCGTTGACGACGGCCGCGCCGTTGACGGTGGCGGTGATGCCGGCCGGCTGGCCGTATCCGATCAGCATGCTCAGGCTCCCCAGAACTTGACGGTGTGCTCGCCGGTGACCGGGTTGCCGATCGCGCTGGCGACCAGCACTTTGCGGCCGGCGGCCAGGCCGTAGCGGCCGTAGGTGATGCGGATGACCTGGCCGGGGCGGAACTGCAGGTCGGTGCGGCCGCGGACCCGGCCGATGTAGAAATTCCTCGGCACGGCGTACAGGGCGATCACGCGGTCGATCTCGGCCTGGGCGTCGGCGCGGCGGTCGAACCGGCTCAGCATCGGCGCGGCGGCCTCGGCGCGCACGTAGCGGCTGGCCAGCGGGCCGCCGGCGTACACCTGGCCGCGGTACTCGCCGGCCAGCTGCTGGCGCATCGCCGGCGGCAGCTGCTCCAGGTCGGTGATCATGTCGCCGGTGGCCAGCGGGTAGGCGTTGGGCTGGTAGGCCATGCGCCGGCTCAGGCCCGGGGCCAGGTCCGGCTGCACGACCAAGTCGGCGTCCAGGGCGGTCCAGTCCAGCTCGAACGCCTCGGCGAGCGTGTCCGGGTCGACCAGGCGCGCGATGCGCAGCACGCCGTCGCCGTCCTGCCACCAGTCCGCCGTGTAGCTGGCCAGCAGCGCGGCCAGGGCCTGGCGCGGGGTGCCGCCGTCGCCGGCGTAGTAGCCCACGCCGGCGTAGCCGGTGGCGGTGTCGATTGCCGCGGCGTCGGCCGACGACCACGCGGCCTTGTTGATGCGCCGGAAAACCTCGGTCAACGCCTGTTCGAGCGTGGCCGGCGCCATGCCGGCGCCGATGCTGGACACATCGGCGATCAGCGGCCCGACCGGGGTGGCGTCGAACGCGAGTTGCTGGCCACCGGCCACTAGGGTGTAGCCGTCGCCGGCGAGGATCTCCGCGCCGCGGTCCAGCACCCGGTCCACGCTGGCCAGCGGCGCGTCGGAGATCCACTGCACGCTGCCGTCGCTGTTCACCGGCACCATCGGCGCGCTGCGCACCGCGCCAATGACCACCGGCTGCGGCTGCCAGGCCACCTGGTCATTGATCGAGGGCAGGAACACGGCCCGGTGCAGCGGTGCGTCTAGGTCGTCGTGCGGGTCGCGCAGGACGGCGGTCTTGCGGCCGTCGTCCTCGATGTCGATCCGCTCCAGGATGTGCCGGCTGACCGCCGTGGCGCCGGCCAGCGCCTCGCCCTGCTGGACCAGGCGCACCCGGACCGGCACGTCGCGCACGTCGCCCAGGGCCACGTCGTCCAGCACGCCGTGGGCGTCCTGCAGCTTCACCTGCGCGGCAGCGCCGCGGCTGCCGCCGTCGGCCCAGGGCCAGAAGCTGACCGCGGCGATCGACTGGATGCCGTCGCCGGCGACCAGCTCCAGGTAGCTGGCATTCGCCGGGCTGTCGCCCGTCGCGCTCATGTACGGCTCGGTGGCCAAGCGCAGGGGCTCGATCTCGGCCGCCGGCACCGGCCAGCCGGCCAGCGCCGGGGCGAATCCCTGCCACTGCCCGGCATTGACGATGCAGCGCAGGCCACCGGCGGCGGTGCTGGCCAGCGACACCGCGAAGTGCAGATCCCCGGACAGCGCGAGGCTGCGGCTGTGGACCACGTCGCCGGCGAGGTAGAACGCCACGGTGCCGGCGTCCAGATCCACGCGCAGGCCGACCACGTCGCCCTTGGCCACGGCCGGCAGGCCGCTGGCCACCACCACGCCGCCGGCGACGACCTCGCCGCTGTGCAGCCGCCAGCCCAGGCCGCCGGCGCTGCCCACCTGCGCCGACAGCGAGGCGGCCGCGGTGACCAGGCCCACGGTGGCCTGCAGGTCGTCCTCGCCCCAGAACGTCCACTCCACGCCGCGCACGCCGTCGACGTGCGGCAGGTCGCTGCGCGCGGCGCTGGCCAGGCTCGTGGCGTCGGTGGTGGCCAGCGACAGGCCGCCGTCCTCGGCGACCAAGGAAGGGCCGATGGGTGATGCGGCGAAGCGGGAGAACATGATGGTCATAGCGAGTGAGGCCCCGATGGCGTCGTGAACGGCGCCGTGTACAACGCCACGCCCTTAGCGATCCGGACCTCATCAATGTAGCCACGCCAATAATCCGTGGACGTAACCAGGTTGCAGCCGATGTTGGGCCCATTGGTGCGCGCCAAGTTCTGCGTATTTGTCCCGGAGGCGACCAGCGCGCCATTGAGGAACAGACGTAGGACCCCCGCCTGCCGCGTCACTGCAATGTGGTACCAGGTATTGGCAGCGATCAAGCCGGTGGATGAGCCGAGACTCGTGCCGTTTGTATTCAGGTGCAATGACCCGGCGGGGCCAACGAAGATGCACCAGCCATTGCTGCTGGACCAGTTTCCTACAGGCGAGACGTAATACGGCGACGACGGGAGGGCATCAATTCGCGCGAAGCACTCGATCGTGAAGTCACCCGTTCCGAAGGCCCAATCGTCGGATGCAGCAGTGGAGCGGACGGTTCCGTTGGTGCGGAGACTGGCGCCACCGAAAACACTCTGCGCGGTACTCAGAACAGCTGATCCGCCCCATGTTCGGCCAGTGTCATCCAGAACAGTGGAGCTGCCATTGGAACCGTCAAAGTGCAGAAGCGCCTTCACACCACCGGCAGGATTCACCGTGATGGAGACGGCGCGCGTTGCAACGCGACCTAGCGCGTCCTCCGCCTTGATCAAGGCCACGTAAGTGGTCATGCGACTGTCCCTACGATTCGCCCATCGACCAGACTGAGCGCCGACGGAAGACTGCCCTCGACGATGCAGAATGAAGCAGGCCCATAGCCTCCGATGGTCTGCACCGGAACGTCGATAGTGCTTCCCACCATCACGGTCAGGTCGACGGGAAGGATCTGGAACGCGGCGGCGGGCGCGCCACTGATCACACCCGTGGCGGAGTCGATGAACAGCCCCGGGGGGAGAAGACCGACGACCTCCCAAAACACCGGTCCGGTAGCACCATGCAGAGTTAGGGACGCCGAGTAGGCCTCGCCGATCACTGCGTCCGGCAGCTCCCCGGACAGATAGATGCCCGGCGTGATCCCGCCCAGCATCAGCGCGTAGTACGCCTCGGCCTGCTGGTTGCTGCTCACGAGAGGCGCCCCCAGCTGGCGTCGTCGGCGTTGATGACGTAGTTCTGAGCGGTGCGGAACAGCACGATCGCCAGCCTCGCCTTGCCTGCGCCGGCCGGCGCGGGCGCCGACGGGATCGTGGATGGGTGCTGCGCGCCGCCGCTGCCGTTGTTGACGATGTTGCCGTCGCTGTTGGAGATGAAGGTGCCCGCGGCGGTGTACCACTTGATCCGCACGTAGCCGCCTGCCTTGCCGGCGTCTGACGCGCCCTGGTGGATCATGCAGCGGGCGGTCAGCACCATGCCTTCGGCCACCGTGGCCTGGTACTGGTTGATGCTCTCGCTGGTGCCGGTGTACCCCGTGTTGAGCTGCAGCGATCGGGTGCCGGTGTACGGATGCGCGGCGGCGGTGGTCGCGCTCGTGCCGAAGTCCCAGCCGGTGTTGCCGCTCTCGAACCCGGGGTTAAGCAGGCCAGCGGCGATGTCCTCTACGGACACGATCCGCTCCAGTCGGATCGTCACCAGAGAGTTGACCTGCCGGCCCAGCGCATCGGTGAACACCACGCGCCAGGCCTGCGTCTCGTTGTAGTTCGTGACGCCGGTGGCGATCGAGAACACCGGCGAGGCCGAGGTGGCGTCATCGACCAGGAAGTCGGCCGCGGCGCCGCCGTCGACCCGGGTCCACTCGCAGGTCACCGGCTCAACGCCGTTCACCTGCTCGGCGGTCATGGCCTGCGAGGGCGCCACCGGCGTGACGCCGTTGCAGTAGACGGTCTCGTAGGCCGGACTCGGGAACGCGGTCACCGCGAACGCGCTGCCGCCGGCGGCCGGCTGCTGGGCGATCAGCGACCAGTTCAGGCCCTGGTCGTCGGTGTCCAGGCCCAGCACGTCGATCGAGCCGGCGACCGGCGAGGTCACATAGGGCACGCCGTTGATCGAGGACACGTAGGGCGGGAACGTGAGCAGGTGGCCGCCGCCCGACTGGGTGACGTACATCAGCACCGTCTTGGTCGGCGGGACGTTGATGAAGGCGGTGACCGCCACGTCCTGGTCCAGCAGCAGCTGGAACTTCGTCCAGCGGCAGTCGATGACCACGCCGCCGTCCTGGATCTCCAGCACCTTGGTCGGCGGGTTGCTGGCGTAGGGCCACTGGTAGATGGGCGCGGTGTAGTCGCTGTACTTGCCGTTGCGCACCGCGCGCACCCGGTACCAGTGCCCGTCCACGCTGTTGGCGTTGGTGGTGGCGGTGTAGCGCAGCTCGCTGGTGGCGGCGATCTGGATCCACGCTTCGTCGTCCGGGTCGCCCTCCACGTCCTCGGTGCGCTCGATGCGGAACTCGATGCCGCGGCCGCCCGGGTGCTGCCATTGCAGGAACACGCCATCGGCCACCGGCGCGGCCGACAGTTCCGTGGGCGCGGCCGGCGGCGGGGCGACGTAGACCAGCGGCACCCAGCTGGCCAGCACCGGCACCACGGGGGTGATCGCCGGCAGGGCGGCGTCGCCGATGTCGACCAGGACGACGGGGCGGCTCATCGCAGCACCTGCAGTTCCTGGGCGTTGGCCTGGCGCTGCAGCAGCACCTCGATGCGCTGCAGCGCGGCCAGTGCGGCCGGGTCGGTGACGTTGCCCAGGGTGGCGCCGCTGCTCGAGGAGGCGCCCGGGGTGCCGGTGGTCGGCACCGTGCCGGCGGCCGGCGCGACGGGCACCTCGCGGTCGGCCAGCACGGTCACCAGCTCGGTGGCGATGCGCCGCGGCAGCTCGTAGAGGATGTCGGCCAGGTCGCCGATGTCGGTCTGCTGGGCGGCCAGGTAGTCGCCCAGCTCGCCTACGGACAGGCCCAGGTCACCGGCCAGCGTCTCCGGGGTCAGGCCGGTCACGCTGCGCAGGATCTCCAGCGGGTCGCGGCCGTTGACGCCGGCCAGGTCGGACACGCCCTGGGCGATGCGCTGGGCGCGCTCCAGCCGGGCGGCGGCCTCCTGCTGCGACTGCAGGGCGGCGCGCTGGGCGTACAGGTCCTCCAGGCTGGCGGCGCTGCCCTCGCCGCCGAAGCGGCCGGCCAGCTGCAGCACGCGGTCGTAGTCGGCCTGGTAGCCGGCCGCGCTGGCGTTGAGCCGGCGCGACACTTCCAGGAACTGCTGCGCGTACTGGGTGAAGGCGTCGGCGTCGCCGGCGAGCGCCGCGGCGCTCATCAGGTCGTTGGCGGTGACCCGCTTGGTGGCGTCGGTGTCCGGCGAGAGCTGCTCGCTCAGGCGCAGGCTGTTGATGAACGCCTCGATGCTGCTGCTGGCGCCCTCGGCCGCGCCGCCCAGTTGCTCGATCTGGTCGTTGATGCGGTTCAGGGCCAGGTCGACCAGCTCCGATTCCAGGCTGGCCACCAGGGCGTCGGTCTTGGCCTGGGCGGCGGCGCGCACCGCGGCCAGGTCCTCCTCGCGCGCGGACAGGCCGTGCAGGGCCTTGGCCTGCTCCTGCAGGGCGCGGATGCGCTCCTTCTCTTCCTGGCGCACCTGCAGGAGCGACTTGGCGAAGTTGCTGAAGCCGGCGGTGGCCACGTCCTGGTAGGCCGCGGCCGCGATGCTGCCGTAGTTGCTGGCGCCGGCCATCACCCGCTGATAGGCCTCGGTCAGGGTCTCATCGCCGCGGGCCAACACCTCGATCAGGTCGGTCAGCCGCTCCAGGCCGCCGGCGCTGAGCAGGCCGGCGCCGTTGTTGAAGTCGACCACGGCAGCCAGCAGGAACTGCGCGCCGTCCAGCAGCTCGGTCGCGCTGGAGCGCCAGCGCTCGGCGATCGCGCTGGCGGTGTCGTCCAGCTGCTCGATCTGGGCGATCACGTTCTCGGCGCTCAGGCGCTGCTGGAACTCCTCGATCGACTCGTCGTAGACCTTGCCCAGGATGGTCGAGAACGACCGTTTCAGCTTGCCCTTGGAGTCGGACACCTGCTGGAAGCTGCCGGCGATGATGTCCACGCTGGCCAGGCCCAGGGTTTCAGCGGCAGAGCGCGCCACGCCGTCGATCGCGTTGTACAGCTCGTCGGCGGCCTCGCGGGCTTCGTCGCCGGCGTCCACGGTGCGCGTGCGGCGCTTCTTGCCGCGGAACAGGGACTTCTGACCCTCCTCGTACACGCTGGCCGCGGCGGTTCCGCCCTCGGCCCCGACGCCGATGGTCTGGGTGACCTCCTTGGCCTTGTAGTCGGTGCCGAACAGCTTGCCGCCGGAGAGCTTGTCGATGGCGATCGCCGCCAGGGCGATCCAGCCCACGACCGGGATCGCGCCCAGGGCCGCAGAGCCGGCCGCGGCCGCGCCGGCCGTACCGGCCGCGGCATAGCCGGCGGCCACGGTGCCCACGGCCGTGGCGCCGTAGTAGCCGGCCACGCCGTAGGCCGCCGCGCCGCCGATCTTGCCGGCGGTGTCGCCACCCTGGTTCCAGCCGTACAGCGCGCCGGCGCCCGCGGCCAGATAGCTGGCACCGGCGATGGTGCTGCCGCTGATCCCACCGCCGCTCACGGCCTGGTACACCTTGCCGCCAATCTGGATCACCGCGCCCAGGTTGCCGCCGCCGCTGGCACCGCCGCCGGCCGCCATGCTGGTCAGCCCGGAGACGTTGTTGCCGAAGCCCATCATCGAGCCGGCACCTGCCAACGCGCCCGCCCAGCCGCCGCTGGCGGCCATCGCGCCGGTACCGGTGAGGTTGCTGCCGCCGCCGATCAGGCCGGCCAGGCTGGACAGCCAGCCGCCCTGGCCAGCACCCGACATGGCACCGTTCACAGCGCCGCTGATCAGGTTTTGAAGCGCGTTCTGGAACGGTCGGACCACGCTCTGCTCCAGCAGCGTGCGGATCGCGTCCCGCCAGCCGCGGCGGAAGATGTCCTTGATGTCGTCCCACGCGCTCTGCGAGCCGTCGCGCATGCCCGACAGGGTGTCGGCGAACAGGTCGGCGAAGTCGGCCACGCCGCGGGTGGCCACGTCCGCCCACTCGTTGAGGTTGGCGACGTGCTCCTCCAGCGCGATCGACAGGTCGGCGTAGGCATGCGCCTGGTCGACCAGCTCTGCGGTCATCTCGGCGGTGATCTTGGCGCCGGCGCGGTTGGCCTCGTTGACGGCCTGGCGCATGTCCTCTTCGGCGCGCAGGCGACGGTACAGGCGCTCGCGCTCCAGGCCCACCGCGCCCAGCATGCGCAGCTCGCCGGACATGGTGTCCAGCAGCGCCTGGGGCGCCGCCTGGGCCTGGGCCACCTCGGCCGCACGCTCGCGTTCCACCCGGGTGGCCTGTTCCACCAGGGCGTTGTAGGCGGCCTGGGTGATGTTGTGCGCGGCCAGCTCGCGGTCCAGCTCGGCGATGCGCTGCTGGCGCTGAGCCTCGGCCACGGCCAGAGGACCGGCGATCTCCGCGGTGGCGATCGCGGCCTCATCGGCATAGCGGCGCTGGGCCTCGGCCTGCTGCTCGAGGACGCGGGCGCGCTCCTCGGCGGCGCGACTGGCTTCGGTGTCGGCGGTCTTCTGGGTGCGGGTGGCCTGGGTAGCGGCGTCCAGGGACGCGGTCAGCGCGATCAGCTGCTCATTCTGGGTCCGCAGGGCCTGCGCCTCGGCACTGGTCGGGTCGATGCCCTGGTCGGCTAGCTCCTTAAGGAAGCCGGCCCGCATCGCTGCGGCTTTGCCTTGGGTCTGCTCGATCAGCCGCAGCTGCACCTGGTTGATCTGCTGGGCCAGGCCCTCGTTGACCTCCTTCAGCGCGTCCTTAATGGCCTTGCCGGAGTTGCCTGCCGCAGTCGCCACCTGGTCGAAGCTCGCGGCCGCGACGCGGTTGGCGGTGTCCACGTCGTACTGCTTGCGTGCCCAATCCACCAGGAGCGGACGGAGCTGCTCGATCTTCTGGCCCTGACCCGACGTGCGCTCCAGCAGCTGTTCCAGGCTGCGCCGCTGGGCCTCGTTCGCCGACGTGATCCCGGCGGAGGACAACACCAGGTCTGCCGAAACGTCGACGGCCCGCTCGTAGCCGGCCACCAGCTGGCTCACGCGCAGCTGCGCCACTTCGATCGCCTGGGCCTGCTCCTCCATGGCCTGGCGGAAGCCCGGCGTCACCATGCCGGTGCCAGCGGATGCGGCGGTGGCCTCCATGCGGGCGTACTCGTCCGCCAGCGCCTGGACCTCCTTCTTCGCCTCCTCCAAGGTCTGGATCGAGCTGGCCAGATTGGCGAAGCCGGCGTTGGCGGTCTCCTTGTTGAAGTTCTCCAGCGTGTCGATCGCCGGCTGGAAGCCGGCCGTGACCGCCTTGGACAGCTCCTCGGCCTTCTTGCTGCTGTTCGTAACCCACATGACGAACAAGGTCAGCGCCGTCACCGCCAGGCCCACCGGGCCGCCGAACGCGGCCATGGCCACGTTGACCGCGCGCATGGCGGCGGCCTTGGCGGTCAGTGCGATAGAGGCCGCCTGGGTCGCTGCGGCAGTGCGGAGCTGGGCCGCAGCCAGGTTCGCCTCGGCCGCGGCCGGGCTGCCGGCGGCGCCGACACCGGCCCGAGCTGCCTGCAGCTGCGCCGCGGCCGCGGCCTCGGCCGCCCGAGCCGCCTGCAGCTCGGCCGCGGCCAGCTGCCTGGACTGCACGATCGCCTGCACCTTGGCCGCGGTGGCCAGCGCGAGCTGCGCCACCAGCCGCCCACCGAACGCGACCGCCACCACTCCGGCCGCGGTGGCCAGCACGTCCAGATTGTTGGCCAGCAACGCAATGCCCTGGGCCAGCGCGCCGGAGACGCCGAAGTCCTGCGAGGCCTGACCCGCCGCCTGGGTGATGCTGTTGCGCAGCTGCACCATCGCCCGCTCGACGGTGAGCGGCATCGACTCGAACTCGGCCGCGATGACCGCCGACTGGCTTTCCAGCGCCTGTACCAGCCGCTGCACGTCGATCAGGCCCGCGTTGACCTGGGCGCGCAGCTCGCCCATGCCGATGCCCAGGCCGTCGGCCAGCGCCTTGGCCAGGCGCGGGCTGTTCTCCACCACCGAGTTGAACTCCTCGGCGCGCAGCACGCCGCCGGCCAGCGCCTGGGTGAACTGGGTGATGGTGTTGGCCGCAGCCACTGCGCTCGCGCCGGACACCGCGAAGGTCTTGTTGATGGTCTCGGTCAGGGCCAGCTGCCGCTGCTGGCTGATCCCGTATTCGGCGGTGGACTGCGCCAGGCGCGCGTACAGGGTCGCGGTGCTCTCCAGTGCGGTGGAGGTGCGCTGGGAGATCGCGTAGACCTCCGCCTGGGCCACCGCGAACGCCGCCTGGCTTTCCGTGGCCAGGCGCAGGCGACCGGAGATGTTGGCGTACTGGTCGGCCATCCGGGTCAGGCCGGCGATCACCTGCACGGCAGCCACCGCGCCGACGGCCGTCTTGACCTGGTTGAGCACGGCCGCCATCGCCGACGCCTTGCGCGAGGCCTGGTCGCTGGCGACGCCAATCTGCCGGATACCCTGGGCGCCGGCCGCGGCCTGGCGCCCGGCTGCGGTCCCGGCAGCGCCCAGCTGCTGGACCGCCTGCGTGGACTCGCGCGTGGCCGGCAACAGCTTGCTGTTGTCGGCCTGCAGTCGGAGGGTAACGACCGGATCGGTCACGGGGCGATTCCTACGGTTTGGCTTCGCTGTAGGCGCTGCGGGTGGCGGCGACCATCACGTCCACGCATGCCAGGATTTCGGGCTGGTCCTGCGGCGGGATCTGCAGCAGCCGGAACGCCGATTCGATCTCCAGGGCCGGGATGCCGTCGTACATCGGGGCGTGCATGCCGGTGAGCCAGGTGGGGCGGCACCGGCGGAACACCATCACGGCATTCCAGTTCTCGGCGAAGACCTCGACCTCTTCCACTTCCTGGAGCGCCTCGGCGCCCCCGTCGCGCAGAAAGTCCGCCGTGCTGACGGTGTCGAGACCTTCTGTGTCCCGATCACCGCCAGCACGTGGACCCTTCCCAATCAGCGCCCGCGCGACGGCTTCGAGTTTTTTGCGCGGGCGTCGCCGAACTGCTCGAAGTAGTCCTGGATGATCGCGGTGGTCAGGTAGGTCGACCAGCGGCCGTGCTTGACCTCGTGCAGCGCCGCCTCGCCGGTGATGGCGTTGCCGTTGGCATCGCCCAGGCCATCCACGGACACCACCAGGGAGTCGATGTACTCCAGATCGGTCAGGCCCCGATCGGCCAGCTCGGTCAGCTCGTCCTTGGTCTTGATGCGGGCCTGGACGTTGATCGTGCCCTCCTGGAACTTGCCGGCGGTCTGGGTGGGCAGCCGCAGGGTCACCGGGCGGGTGATCGTGTCGATCGCGGTCAGGATGAGTTTGCTCATCGTGCGAATCCTCTTGGGAAGGGGTTTAAAGGCGCCGCCTGGTGGCGGCGACCTGGTCACGATGCCCTCGCGCGCGCGGCGGTTGGGAATGACGCGCGTCATTGCAGAAAGAAGAAGCCCCGCGCGAGGCGGGGCTTCCTGTGAGGGCGGATCAGACCGAGGTGTCGCCGAACTCGATGTAGAACTCGTCGCCGCCGGTGTCGCTGGCCACGCACGGGCCGGACAGCTCCCAGCCGTAGTCGCCGTCGATTTCTACCTCGTTGATCGTCTCGATCTGGCCGCGGATGCCCAGCTCGCTGTACAGGTTGCCGGCCTGGCTCAGGCGCAGGGCCACGGTGATCAGCGTGCCGGCGTCGCGTACCGTCCAGGGGTTGAAGTCCGCCAGGGCGGTCTTGGCCAGGCGCAACGTCCAGGTCGGCGTGCGGTTGGTGATGCCGCTCTCCTGGTGGCTGGTGTACTCCTTGTTGGCGATGGTGTTGCCGAAGTCCACGCCCAGGGACTTGGCCCACACCACCAGCGGCGTGCCGCCGGGCAGCACGGTCACCGTGGTCTCGGTGTTGCTGGCGCGGGCCACCACCGGAACCGTGGTCGGCAGGGTGATGCTCGGCAGCGCGTCCTCGCCGATGGTCTCGTAGCTGCCCTGGACCCGCACGTTGCCCTTGAACCGATCGCCCACCGCCAGCACCAGGCTGGTGATGTTGTGGCGGGCGGCGTCCACGGCCTTGAGCGTGCCGGCGTGCCACCACTTCGCATCGGAGACGGCGATGGCAGCGCTGACCGGGTTGTAGCGGGTGGTCTTTTCGACCTCGTCCTTGACCACGGTCATGCCGGCCGGCAGCAGCAGCACGCCGCAGTCGGCATCGCTGGTGGCGGCCGCGCCGGGCGTGGCCGGCGGGTAGAGCTCGAACTCGCCCTCGATGAAGGCACGCTTGGCGCCCACGGCGAACGGCTCGCCGGTGAAGAACGGGCGGTCCACCGGCCGCTCGATCTTGTCGAACTCGGTACCGGAGGTGCCATTGAACAGCAGGATGCCGTTGGTGGCGGCACTGGGGACGACCGGCACGCCCGGAGTGCCGGAGGCACGCAGGGCCAGCGCCAGGCCGCGCTTCTTGAAGGCTTCGAGTTGGGGCTGCGCCATGGCGCGTTACTCCTTGGACGGGGTCTTGTTGCGGCCGCGGTGGCGCGGCGGATTGGGCGCATCGGCGGGCGGCACGGCCAGGCCAGGGCCGCCCTGGCGCACGTCGGCGGAGGCGATCAGCGGTGCCTCCGGCGTCTGCTCGATCACGGCCGCCAGCACGACGCTCTCATCGACCAGCTGGCCGTTGCGCACGCGCCAGGCGCCGTGGATGGTGGGGGTGGGTTTGCTCATGCGGTCACCTGCTGCTGCATCCGGTAGTTGGTGCCGAACACTTGCTGGTTGCACAGCCAGCCGGCGTGGTAGGACTCGTCGCGACCGGCCTGGAAGGCCAGGGCGTCGAAGGCATCGGCCGGCGTCCAGCCGAACAGCGCGCCGCGCACCTCGGCGATCACCGCGGCCATCTCCTCGGCCGCGGCCGCGCCGGAGCCCTGGCCGCGCAGGTTCTGGACGAACAGGACACAACGCACGGTCACGTCGCAGTTCTGGATCGCCACCGGGCCGGTGTACTTGATGGGCTTGCCGATCTCAGCCGTGGTCACGAACACGGCCGGCGCCACGCGCGGGGCCTGGTCCAACGCTGCGCGCAGCCCGGCCGCACCGTCGATCAGCTTGATCAGGTGCTTGCGCTCCTCCAGCCGCTGCAGCACCTGGGCGACCGGGAACGGTGCCACGCTCACGGCAGATGCTCGCGGCCGAACACCTTGTGCCCGGGGTTGATCTGGATCTCGCCGGCGGCGGCCGGGCCGGTGGTGGGGTCGTCCAGGCCCAGGCTGAACTTGCCGGCGGCGATCAGCTCCAGGAAGCGGATGGCGTCGCGATAGTCGCGTGCCACCGGATCGGTGCGGTCGTCGGAGATGCGATCGGCATGCAGGGTGTAGCGGGTGATCGAGCGCGCCCACTTCACCAGGATGCCGGGCGTGCTGGCCAGGGGCAGCGTGTACCGCCTGGCCAGGTAACCGTCGATCACGGCGCCGGCTTCCACCACCGCCTCGCTGATGCGGGCGGCGGCCTTGTCCGCCTGGTCGATCTCATCGGCTGACCAGGCGCTGCGATCGCTGCCCCGCAGCGTCGCCTCCATCAGCGTGGCGTCGACCACCGCGGCGGCGTGCTGGTTCGTGGCCACCTGGGCCAGTTCCAGGGCGCCCGGGATCTCCGCCAGCTGAGGGAGGGTGACGTAGGCCATGGGTCAGGCCGCCGGCGCCAGCTGCGCCTCGATCAGCGTGACGCGCTCGGCCGCCGGCAACTTGCCCCAGGCCTTCGCATCGAGCTCGCCCTTGACCTGGGCGGCCTTGGTCGCAGTCGCCCAGGCTTCCGGGTTCGCGGCGATCGCGGTCTGCTCGCGCTCCAGCGCGGCAGCATCGGCGGCCTCGGCGGCGGCCTGTGCCTCGGCCTTCTCGCGCGCCTTGCGCTGGGCGTCGGTCTCGACCGGCTCGACCACGACCAGGTTCGGTTCGTTGCGGATCGCCTCCAGCTGCCGCTTGGTCAGCGCGCCGGTGTCCAGCTCGCGGCCCTCGCGGGTGAAGTACAGGCCCGCGCGGTAGAAGCCGCGCTCGGGCTTGGCCTTGACGATGATCTTCTGGGTTGCCATTGGCAGCTCCTGGGAATGGGGTGCCGGTCTTTCCCGGCTGTCACGGCAGCGCATGCCGTCCTGGCACTGAGATAACCGGCTCGTCGATCCGGGCTGAGTGGCTATGGCGGTTCAGCTCCCGCCTCGGTTCCGGCGGCGTTCTGAGGCGCCCGCGACCGAAAAGCGTCCCCCTCCGCAAGGACCGCGCGCGATGCTTGCGGAGGGGTGCCGGTCTCTCCCGGCTGTCACGACTTGGTTTGTGGCTTGCTGAGTGGACCGTCGTTCCGCACCCATCTCCCCGTAGCCTCTGGGGGCGGCCCCTTCCCGGATCGGGAGCCGCGTCGAACGCAGCGCTCACGCGCTGGCCGGGGTCGAAGGCCTTACGCCAGCCAGGGCGAGACCACCACGTCCACCAGACCCTTGAGCACGTTGTCCGCACCGTTGGCCAGGGTCGTGGCGTTGACCAGCTTGCGCGCGGCGAATTCCAGGCCCGGCGGCACCACCAGCTTGGTCGGCTTGATGCCCAGCGGCCGGCCGTGGTCGCCCAGGCGTTCGGTCATGGCGGTGTAGGCGGCCACCAGGTTGGTCTCGTCCAGGGCCTTGCGGCTGCCATAGGCCAGCTGCCAGAAGCCGAAGCCGACGTTGCAGCGGCTGTCCACGCCGTAGACGTATTCGTTGCGGTCGAACACGTTGTCGTCGGTCTCGCCGGTCTTGGCCACGAAGTTGGGCTGCTTCCGGTTCTGGAAGATGATCGGCTTGAGCGCGCGGCTGGTGTCCAGCAGGTACCAGGCCGTGCCGCTGCCGCCGTTGTTGTCCCAGTTGGCCTGGGTGACGATGCTGCCATCGGCTGCGATCACCGGATGGTCGGTGTCGAAGAAGTTCTGGCCGTCGTAGCACAGCGTGGCCGCGCCGTTCTTCAGCAGCTGGAAGCCCAGCTGATCCGGATGCGCTGCGGCGGCGCGGCCCATCTCGCTCATCATCGGCGAGTAGATGCCGTACTGGTCGTCCTCGATCGCCGGGCGCGGCACGCCCACGGTCATCTCGAACGACTTGTTGCGGATGGTGTAGCCGTGGGTGGCCATGCCATTGACGACGCGATCGCCCAGCCACTCGCGCATGTTCGGGAAGGCGCCCAGCCAGCCGTATTCCTCGGCCGAGGTGCTGGACGGAACGGTGGTGGCGATCTGGTCGAGCTGCGGCGCAGCCTGGCCCAGGCCGGCGGCGAACGCGGCCTTGAACGCCACGAACAGCGCGGTGAGGTTGCCCTTGTTGATGATCATCGGGTCTTGTCCTGGTGAGGAAGGTTGAAGGGGATCAGCCGACCTCGACCCAGACGCCGTTGGCGTCCACGTCGATGATCTTGCCGGCGGCCTTGCGGGCCGCGCTGTTGTCGGTCTTGGCCACGGTCTGGTTGTCCACCAGGTAGCAGGTGGCGCCGATATCGCCGTGGCCGATCAGGTCACCGCTGGCACTGTTGGCGAAGTGGAACGTGCCGCGGCGGTAGGTGACGGTCTTGGCGCCGTCGCCGGTCACCGTCTCCTCGGCCACGCCGACCGCCGGGCCGGCGCTGGCGGTGCCGCCGGGGACGATGTTGCCGTTGGCGGTCAGGCGGGTGACCAGGGTGCCGGCGTAGATCACGGCCGCGGCGTTGACCAGGCCGACGATCAGGGTGGAGTCGCGCCGCTTGGTGTTGCGGCCCTCGGTAGCAGCAGTCATGTGGGTTTCCTTGGGTCAGGTCAGGGCGCGGATCAGGCGGCCTTGGCGGCGGCGTAGTCCTTCGGGTCGACGCCGGCGGCGGTGCAGATGGCCAGCTCGGCGCCCGTCAGGCCGTTGCCGTCCTTGCCACCTGCCGGCGGCTCGCCGTTGGTCTGGCTGCCGGCCAGGGCCGCGATCGGCTGGGCCTTGTCCAGGTAGGCCGACAGCGCGGCCAGATCCTTCTTGCCCAGGTCGGTGGCCCAGTCCTTCATCGCGGGCAGGATGCGGCCGTCGGCCAGGCCGGCCTCGACCAGGGCGGTGACCTCGCCCTGGTTGATCTTGGAGCTGAGCGCAGCCAGCTCGTTCTGCACGGCGGTCAACGCCGCCACCGGCACGTACTTCGCCGGGTCCGGCTCGCCGCCGGCCTGCAGCTTGCTGGTGCAGGCGGCCAGCACGGCGGTGCCGTCGCCGACTGCCTCCACGCCGACCGCCTTGGCGATGCCGCCCAGGGAAGCCAGCTGGGTCTTGAGGGCCGAGCAGGCGGCGATGGCCTGGTCCTCGGTAGTGGTCTCGGGCAGGCCCAGGGCGGCCAGCAGCGCGGCGAGCAGGGGATTCATCAGGTCTTCCTCTTCGGTGTCGGGGGCGTAGGAGCCGAACGTGGCGGCGGCGCGCAGGGAGAGCGCGTCCATGCCATCGATGGCGGCGTGGTTGGTCAGGGCGGCCATCTCGATGGCCAGCACTTCCCCGGTCTGCGGGTCGTAGTGGAAGACCGGGGAGGCGAAGGCGTACTCGCCGGAGCGGACCATCTCGGCGGCGCGGGCGGTCAGCTCGACCGTCGCCCACAGGCCGGACTCGCGCCATTGCAGCGCCCGCATCCAGCCAGCCGCCGGCGCCGGCTGCCCGTTGGTCTCCTTGTGGAGGGTCTGGTGCTCGTAGTCGACCACCGGCGGGTTCCGCCGCGCCTGGAAGCGCCCGATCACCCGGGTGGCGATGGCCTGGTCGATCTTCCAGGCGGGCACCGGCATGGGCCGGCCGTCGCTGGGCTTGAACGCCCCGGCCGGGGTCAGCTGCATCTCGATGGTGGTGCCGTCGGCCAGCGGCGGCAGGGCGAAGCTGCACGCCGCCAGGGCGACGGCGGCCGCGAGTGCGGAGGGGTTACGGCGGCGGGCGGTCGGATTCGACATGCCGGCCAGCTTCGGCCGGGTCGCGCGCGGCGTGGGAATGACGCGCGTCATTGCACGCATCGGTCCACTGCCGCCAGCCGCGTTCCCAGGATCGGGCCAGGGGGCCGTCCGGGCTGTGGGGGTTGTCCTGCATCTGGGCGCCATCGCGGGCGGCCTGCCGGCCCTCGACCCACGCCTCCGCCAGCTCCACCTGGCGCACCTGCTCTTCCATGGCCGCGTCCTCGTCCTGAGGTGGCCGGACGATAGCACCAAGGGGCGAAATCGGGGGTCGGGCGTTGACGCCGCCCTCACGCCGGGACGGGACGGCGTTTGAAACCCGTTTAAATCCTTCCTGACGCCCCGACCACCCCCGACCCGGGACCATGGTGGCCCCCGGGGGGCATCCGAGGCCCGTACAGGGCGTTTCAGGCGGGGGCGCCTCCGGGGCCGATCTCGTCCAGCTCCAGCCAGGCCACGGCCAGGCGCTCGATGGCTTCGCCGTCCGCCTGGCTCAGGCCCATGAAGGGGCGCGCCGGCAGGCCCGGGTGGTTGACCTTCTTGACGTACCCCGGCACTTCGGCGCCGGCAGCATTGGTCCGGGTACGCATGCCGGGCCACGACAGGGCCTTGCCCGGCTTGGCGTGGATCTCGTAGGGGTCGGTGCCTTCCTGGTGCCAGCGGGCCTGCTTGGCGTCGGCGCGGATCTCTACCCAGTCCACCCCGGAGAGCGGGTGGATGCCGTCGCGCGTGCGCCGGGTGTCGTTGAGCGGGGTGCGGCCGCTGCCGTCGGCCAGCGGTTCCCAGGCCACGCCGTCCGGGCCGATGCCGGTGTCGAAGCGGGCCTGCGTCGCCTCGGTCTCGTATTCGCCGATGTCGGCCATCAGGCCGGACAGATCGGCGCTGCGCGCCTGCAGGCGGCCGAACCAGCGCAGCGCCTGGTCGGCATCGACGTGGAGGATCAGGGGTTCGTCGGCCATGCTAACCTCGCATCACGGGCCGGGGACCAGCCGCCCCCGGTGTAGCGGCCTCGCCGCAATCATCCCAGGAAGCGGGCCACCACCCGATGCTCCCCAGGGATCGCCGCAGGGCGTGTTGGCGCGCCTGCAGGCAAAGGCTCCTCACTCCGGCCGCCCCCACACCAGCACGCCCTGCCGCGATCGCGCCTGGGGCCGGGCGCCGCGGAAGAAATCGAACGATCCCCACACGCCACCTGGCAGCACCTCGGCGATCATCGTCAGCGCCAGGCGCTTGTCGTCCTCGACCACTTCCACCCGCTTGACGTAGTAGCGGCGCAGCCCGAGCTGGCCGGCCTCGTTGCGGGCGAAGTTGGCCCAGATCTCGAACGGCTTCTCGATCGTCTCGGCCAGCAGCGGCAGGTACCGCTCGCGCCCGTCCAGGCGGCCGGGCTTCTCCAGCCAGTGCTCGATCACCTGGTCGGTGAGCTGCACCTGGGCGCCGGACGGATCGCGCAGGGTCGTGGCCTTGCCGTACAGCCGCTGCCAGGCGGCCCGCAGCTCGGCCGGGTCGCGCACGGCGCGGGCCAGCGGCGCGGCCGCGGCGGCATCGAGCGGCAGCTGCGCCGGCCGGCCGTAGTCGGCCGCGGTCCGCCCCGGGATCTCGGTCCACTTCGTCGCCGTGTCCTTGGCCAGCGCCGCATCGGCGATGTGCTGGCCGCTGGCCGCATGGCCCACGTGGTAGGCCCACTCCGGCGGCGGGTCGCCCTCGATCGCCGGCGGCGCCGCGTCGGGCGTTTTGCCGTCGGCCCGCAGCCTGGCGGCCGAGACACCGACCACGCTGCAGCGGCAACCCCAGCCGTTGGGCGGATAGTGCGTCTCCCACCAGGGATCGTCGCTGGCGATCACCAGCCCGTCCCAGGCCTTGTGCGCTTCGCGCGGGTTGCGGACGGTGTTGTGCTTGTACTTCAGGTACGGGAAGCGCTTGAGCGTTTCCCAGCGCCCGGCCATGTACGAGGTGCGCAGGTTGGTGTGGTAGATGACCGCGGTGCGCCAGGCCTCGCCGCCGGGCGTGCCTTCGCCGGTCCAGCCGGTCCAGTCGTTGCGCGCCACGATCTCGCGGAAGCGCTTGCGGAAATCCTCGAGGGTCTCGCCCTTGCTGATCGCCGCGTCCACCGCCTCGCGCAGGTCGGTCAGCAGGGCATCGCGCGTGGCGCCGGCGACGACGAAGGCGCGAGCGTGCTGGCCCTGCCACAGGTCGTCCCACGCGCGGGTCGGCAGGTTGACCTTGCCGCGGAAGTAGCGCTCGGCCTCCGGCAGCGAACCGAAGTTGCCGCGGATCTCAGGCACGGCTCTCGTCCAGGGCATCGAGCATGCCGGCGGCGCCGGCGATCGCCAGGGCGTGCTGCATCACCTGGGCGAACCGGCCGGCGTCCAGCTCCGGCAGCAGCTGCAGCAGGCCCTCGCGCAGTTCCTCCAAGGAGCCGGCGCCATCGACCAGGGCCTGCACCTGGTCTACCCACTCCAAGACGACCGGATTGGCCGTGTCGGCCAGCAGCGCCACCAGCTGGTCCTCGCGGTCGCGGGGGCGCACCTGGGCGGCGGCGGCCGCGATGCGGGCGGTGGCGGCGGCCACTTCGGTCGGAGCCGGAGGCGGCGCCACCGCCGCCTCGGTCACCTGCAGGACCGGCGCGCCTTCCTCGGCCATCGGGATGCCCAGCTCCTTGTGCGCCCACTCCACGCCGATCCGCATGCCGGCCTTGGCCAGGACCGGCAGCGACTCGGCGAACGACTTCACGTCCTGCGTCTCTGCCGTGTCCAGCACCAGGCGCGGGCAGCGGCCGTAGCCGTTGCGCGCCATGCCGTTGAGGACCGCGATCGGGTAGACCAGGTCGCGGCTCAGCGTGGCGGCCACCTGCTTGGCGTCGGCGTCGCGCAGATCCTTGCGGACCTCGTTGTGGACGTTGCCCAGGGCGTTGGTGTTGCTGCCCCGGTCGGCCTGGCTGGTCAGGGTGGCGCCCAGGATCACCTTGGACACGGTGCGCTCGCACCAGTCGATCATCAGCTGGAACGCAGCCGGATCGCCATCGGCGGCATCGTGGAAGTCCAGGCTCATTCCGTCCGGGATGATGCCGGCCGCGTTGCGTCCCACCTGCATCAGGGCGCGCAGCAGGGTGGTCTTCTCCTTGTCGCTGGCGCCGGGCTGGTATTTGCCGATGCGCAGCGGGATGCCGTAGATCTCCAGGAACTCGGCCAGGTCGCCGACCGAGTAGTTCTTGAACAGGTACGGCCACACCAGGGCGCGGAAGATGTTGGCCCGCTCCACGTAGCCGCTGCGGGCCTTGTGGGTGTGCGTGATCCAGTTGAGCGGGCGCAGCACCGCGCCCTCGGGCGAGTTGTCCCGCAGGCGGATTTCCTGCCGGTAGCCGCGGTGCAGCCGGAACCAGGACTGCGGCCGGTGCTCGATCGACTTGGGCAGCCAGCTGCCGTCCGTGCGCTGCCACTCGATCTCCTGGCAGCTGAAGCCCTTGCCGATCGCGTCGGTGGTGTCGAACAGGATGCCGTCCAGGTCCTCGATCGCATTGAGCAGCTGGCGCAGGCGCGCGGCCTCTTCCTTCTCGGCCGCGGTGGCGTCCTCCGGCGGCACCACGTCCCAGGTCAGGCCCGAGACCACCCGGCGGCGCTTGGTCATCTCCGACAGGATGTGCCCGTCGCGTTCCTCCATGTCCTCGAACAGCTCGTACTGGGCGATCACGTCGCCCTGCTCGGCGCCGATCAGGATGCTGTTGAGCTTGGAGGGCGTCAGCCCGCGCGCCGGGTGGGTCTGGAACTCCTGGTGCAGGAACCCCAGCTGGCTGGTCTGCGGCTCGGCGATGTCCGCCAGGCGGATGGGCTGGCCGTCGGGGCCGAGGATGCGGGAGGTCACCATGCCTGCTGTTCCGGAATGCTGAAGTCGTTGTCGATGTCGGTCTCGTGGTCGAAGCCGCGGCTGGCGCGGGGCAGCGCGGTCCACTCGATCTCCGCGCCGGGGAAGCGGCTGGCGTAGTACATGAGCGCCACAGCGATGGCCGCGTCGCCGTGGCGCTGGCCGCCGTCCTTGCCCACGGTGCGGTCAGGCACCCGGGCCACGCCCTTGATCACCTTCACCGCGCGCAGGTCGGTCAGAACGTCCTTGTCGCGCGGCAGCGCGATGGTCGCGTCCTCGAACGCCTTCTTAAGCGGCGGCATGTGCTCGCGGTACCAGCCCTCGGTTGCCATCACCAGCTCGATGCGCGAATAGCCGAACTCCTGAGCCAGGAACTCAGCCAGCGCGTGGCCGTTGCCGCGAGCATCGAGCGCGCCTTTGACGAACCGCGGCAGGCGCTTGATGACGAACTTCGCCACCTGCTCCTGCTGGCGGTGCGGCATGTTCCGCAGCTCCAGGACGAAGGGCACCTTGCGCCGCAGGTTCTGCTCGATCTGCGCCGGTACCATCACGCTCAGGTCGCCGGTGCGGCCGAAGTCCTGGCCATACACGCTGGTCAGGTCCGGGTCCAGCGCGGCCAGGCGCGGGGCTACTTCGGAGTCCAGCCACTCCTGCACCTGGCGCCAGCGCTCGCCGTCGGGCAGCTGCTCGAACCCCTTGGGGCAGGTGTAGCGCAGCACCGGCGCGTCGTACATGCGCGCCTCGACCAGGGCGGTGGTCAGCCAGGCGCCCGTGCCCTGGGAGGGCACCACGTCCAGCTCTTCCTCCGCGGCCGCACCGTAGAAGGCATACACGTCCGAGATCCACTTAGCCTGGGCGTCGGCATCCCAAGGCACGCCCTTGCGCATGCACACGCGGCCGAACAGCCCCTGCTCGATGGCCTCCTTGAACGTGATGCGGTGGACGCGGCCCTTGCGGTCGCCGCTCCGGATCTCGTTCACCAGCTCGTTGAAGGCGTTCTGATCGCCATCGTGGGTGCTGATCACCCGTACCTTGCCACCCCAGATCAGCAGCGCCAGCGCCGCCTTGAGCAATTCGTCCAGGGCGCCGTGGAACGCGGCCTCATCGATCACCACCACGCCCTGCTTGCCGCGCAGGTTGGCCGGGCGGGAGGACAAGGCCACGATGCGGAAGCCGCTGGCGAAGCGGATGGTGTAGGTCTTGATCGCCTTCTCGTCGTCGCCGTCTTTGAAGACCTCTTCGCCTTCCTCGATCTCCCCGGCGACCTCGTTGAAGATCTTGGCCCACATGGCGCAGGCCTCGATGTACTCGATGGCCATGTCCATGTTGTAGCCGATGTAGTACACGTTCATCCCGCCGGCCTGCTTGGCCTTGGCGGCGATCAGCACGTTGTCCGAGGCCTCGGCCCAGGTCAGGCCGATACGGCGGCTCTTCTCGGCAACCTTCAGGTCGCTGTCGTCGGCGATCCAGGCGGCCTGGTAGGGCAACAACACCGCGTCGGTGGCGGTGTTGATCGTGGCGGCGGTGGCCTTGGGCAGCTCGGCCCGCAGCAGGTCGGCGCTCATCACCCGATCCCCAGGATCTTCTTGCGGATGTCCTCGGCCGCGTCGGCGGACAGGCCGCCGGACTTGACCACACTGTCCAGGGCCATGGCCTGCTCGCGCTGCAGCTGCTCGCGCGCCTCGGCCTCGATCTGCCGGCGCACCGCCAGGCTGACCCGCTTGCCCTCGTTGGCGTTCTTGGCGATCTGGCTGGCCTTGCGCACCTCGTCCAGGTCGGCATTGCCCCGCGCGCTCAGGTTGAGCACGGTGTCGGTGGCCAGCACCACCATGGCGTTGGCCAGCAGGGTGCCGCTGTCGTCGCCGGCGTTCCGGCCGTACTTCTCGGCGATCACCCGGGCGGAGGTCTCCAGCTCGTGCATCCGCTCGGTGAAGTCGCGGATGCCCTGCTCGTAACGGTGGACGCCGCTGCGGCTCACGTCCTCGCCCGGGAACTCGGCGCGGATGATCGCCACCATCTCGTCCAGGGTGTGCCGACCTTCGCGCAGCAGGGCCTCCAGCCGCGCCCGGTAAGGCGCGCGGTGGACCTTGCCCTTGCGCTGGCGCTTGCCCGTGGCCATGGCGGCTTACTTCGGGCCGGGCCGGCGCACGCCGGGTACGATGGCTTGGCCGGTGGCCACGTCATGGCCGCGGATGCTCAGGGTGACCACGTGCACGCCTTCCAGCGCAGTGGTCATCTCCACGTAGCCCTGGTCCTTGAGCCAGGCCAGGTCGGTGTTCACGTCGTCGCGGCTGCCCGGAATGGCCAGGAACGACAGGCCGGCGTGCAGCGTGGAGCTGTTGGCGCGGTACCCCGCCTGCTCGGCGAGCAGGCGCAGCAGCACCAGTCGGCGCTCCTCCCGCAGGTGATCGTTGTAGGTCTTGCTCATCAGTCCTTCTCCAACAGGAACTCGTGCATCGTCTGGACCAGCCGGTTCGTCGCCCGCGCCTCGGTCTCCACCGCGGACATGCGTTCCTGCAGCGCATGCAGCTCTTCGCGGGTCAGGGCGGACTCGCTGCGCGTCTCCAGGCGGGTCACCCGGCCGACCAGGCCCACGTGACGCCACCACAGGATCAGCAGGCCGCCGATGGCCACGCCCACGAGCACCAGGGCGATGGCCAGCAGCGCGATCAGGGCCACCTGGTAGAACGGATCGACCAGCAGGCTGTTCATCGGCGTTCCACCTCGGCCGCGCAGCGCGTACAGCGCCGGGTACGGGGCACGGCCAGCTGCCGCTCCACCGACACGTCGTCGCCGCAGTCCAGGCACTGGATGACCTGGATCGATCCGGCGTCGATCGGCCTACGACGGGCCCTCAATCCCTCCTCGAACAGCTGCATCGCGCGCTCCTCGTCCTCTGCCGCCTTGTCAGCTGCGTCGTGCACTGGGGTGGTCCCTTCCCTCGATCAGGTCGTTCAGGTCGGACGCGATGGCGCTGCGCTCGCGCGCCTGCGCTCGCAGCCCTGGCCGGCGCGCCGCGTCCGCGGTTCGCGCGGCCTCGCTCGCCTGGCGGGCCATCCGCTCGTAGTCGTCACGGAGACGCACCAGGTCGCGGGTCGGCACGGACGGTCCGCCGCGGGCAGCCATCAGCCTTCACCCCGGCCGCGGTCACCGCCTGGCAGTACCAGGCCCACGCCGTCTCCGACCACTCCCGCGCCGCCGCGATCAGCGCCGTCTTGCCGCTCCTGCAGTCGTGGTACAGCCCGGCCACCTGGTCGTGGTTCTCCAGCAGGGTTCCCCAGCGATCGTCCGGTGCCGCCGGCAGCGTCGGGCACGGCTGCAGCAGGCTCGGCGCTATCGGCGGCGGCGGCGCCGGCGGTGGGTTGCCCTGCGTTGCTGCGGTTCCAGTGCTGCAGGACGTCATCGCCAGCACGGCCATCGCGCAGATCAGGGCGCGCGGCCAGCAGGCGCGCCAGGTCCGCCCGCATCGCCTCGCGATGCGCTCGATTCGATTCACGGTCCTTCTCCAGCTGTTCGGTGATCAGGTCCAGGCGCTGGGCGGCCTGGTCGTAGGCCAGCGTCGCGTCGGTGGCCAGCTCGCGCAGTTCGGTGATCCGGGTGGCCTGCTGTTGGGCGGTCGCGCGCAGCTCGCGGCTTTCCTCGATCGCGTGCTGGCCGGCGGCCCAGCGGTTGCCGGCCCACAGCCCGGCACCGGCCGCGGCGAGGATCGCCAGCACGATCCCGCCCAGTACCCAGGGCAGCAGCTGCGCCTTGGCCGGCGCGAGTGCGGTATCGGTCAGCACGTGCGCGCCCCCGACCAGCCCGCGGCCAGGTAGGCCGGTTCCAGCACCAGCAGGATGCGGCGCGGATAGGCGGTGTTCTCCTTGTGCGCCCAGCCTGCCCGCACGCGGTAGCGCGCCACCTCGTTCCAGTCGTTGGGATCGGCGCCGGCCGCCTGGGCGGCGCGACGCTCCCGCGTGAGCCAGCCCTCGCCGCCGTTGTAGCCGCGCAGGGCAAAGGCCCAGCGGCTGCAATTGCTCATCGGGCGGCCGCGCCAGGGAGTGACCCGGTCGTACAGCCAGCGGTCGTACAGGGCGGCGGCCATGATGGCCTGCTGGGCGTTCCAGGGATCGAAGCCGGCCAGTTCCTCCGGAAACACCGTGGCGATCCAGCGCGCCGTCGACGGCATGAACTGGGCCATGCCCTGGGCGCCGGCCGCGCTCTTGGCGTTGGGGCGAAACGCCGATTCCTGGTGCAGTTGCGCGGCCAGGCGGGCGCTGGAAGCCTCCACGCCCCAGGCCCGCGAGGCTGCCTGCTCCACGCGGTGGCGGTACAGCGCCGACGCCGGTGCGATCCGGACGGCGGTGGACTCGGCCGCGGCGGCCGGCGCCGCGGCGCAGCTGTAGAGCGCTGCGACCAGGATGGTCAGCAGAAAGGCCAGGCCGAACCAGTGCACGGAAGGGCTGCGCCGGCTCATCCGATCAGCCCCGCGGCGATCATGGCGGCGGCGATCAGGATGCCGCGGCGGCTCTGGGCCATCGACTGCTCGATGCCCTGCAGGTAGCGCGGGTCACCGCCGCGAAAAGCGGCCCAGTCCACGCCGTAGCCGACGGCGCCGGCCATGAGCATCTTGCTGGCGGCCCAGGTATAGCTGGCCAGCAGCACGGGGTTGATCGGCGCCACCAGCATGAGCAGCAGCAGGCTGACCAGCAGCCAGAGCCACATGTAGCCGATGCGGTCGAGCAGCGACGTCACCGACGTCGCCAGGCGGAGGAAGCGGTCGCGCATAGCGGTTCCCTGTAGGCGGGCCGGCAGTGCCGGCGGAAGGCGGGGCTTGGCCCCGTTGCCTGGTCAGGTTGCGCGTGCGCGTGAAGCGGGTGGGAATGACGCGCGTCATTGCCCGGAAAGAAGAAGCCCCGCCGGAGCGGGGCTTGAGGTGCGGGTCACTGGTCCCGGCGAATGCCTCTGCAGTTCAGAAACCCACCCAGCCAGGACGCCTTGTCGAAGGGATGCGCGTCCTCGTCCGGCGCGAACCGCAAATGCTGGCCTTGGGATACCAGGAAGGGCTTGAATCCAACATATGCCCCGAATCGATTCTTCCCGTTCACCTCACCGCAGACCACCCCATCACCGACCAGCATGTTGCGGAACTGTGCGGATGAAGGGTCGATGAGCTGCTCAGTTGCGATCTTCTTTGCTTGACGGATTTCCCACCAGTCACCGCCTTTCCATGCCCCCAGTAGCGCCACGCCACCAACAATGGCTGTAACGGCGACGATCACCCAGGTCTTCATTCCCCCTCCATGTCCTCGAACAGGCGCCCTTGGATCTTGTCCAGGTGCAGCTTCCGTTGCTGGCGGCAGATCCGCCAGATGTGCCGCTCGGTCAGCCCGTACTCGCTGGCGAGCGTGAGGATGTTACCGCGGTGCGCCCGGCGGTAGATCTCGGCATCGCGCAGGGCCGCCTGGAGGGCATCGCCCTGCGGCATGTACCACTGCCGCCCGCCGAAGTAGCTGGACATGGCCAGCACGGCGGCACGTGCCAGGCGGAACGCCTCGGGCTTGTCGTGGCCCAGGCGCACGAAGACGGCCTCCTGGACTTCGACCAGGCGCACCAGGAACTCGGGCCAGCGGCCGGCCGGCACCGCATCCAGGTCGGCCTGCAGCAGGCCGGTCGGGTCGATCGGGGCATCGGGCAGCAGGTCGGGCTGTTCGCTCATTCGGTCACCCCGTAGCGCTCGCGGGTCTTGCGGCGCTCTTCCTCGGCCTCGGCCGCGGTGAAACCGCCCGCGTCCTCGGTCTGCTTGATCCACCGCATGTGGTTCTCGTAGGGGCTGTTGCCGGGCGCCGGCGTGGTTGCGACCGGGCTGGTCAGGTGCCGGCCCGCCCTGGCGCTCTCCTCGCGCTGGCGCTCGGCCGCAGCGTCGGCCTTGTCGGCCAGGCCGTACACCACCGCCCGCAGGTAGCCGTGCGACTCCAGCGGCAGCGACAGCGCGGCACGCTGTGCCAGCATGGTCTCGATGCCGATCGCCCAGGTGGTCGGCGTGGCCGGTCGGCGCACACCGGTGCGCTCGTCCTTGCAAACGTCGCCGGTGGCTACCAGGGCCGCCAGCTCCTGCACCAGCTTCACCGCGCGGGACAGTCGAAGGGCGTTCTTCGGCGGCTTGAACAGCCCCAGATAGGCGATCACCGCCCGGCCCAGCTCCGGCTGCATCTCGGCCAGCAGCGCGGCCAGGCGCTTGCCGTCGTCCTCCACGAAGAAGGCCGACAGGTGGGCCTGGGCGCCGCAGTCGGGGCAGGTGGCGCGCATCAGGAGCCCCCCAGTACGATTGATCTACACACGGGGGGATTTCGATGAATCGATTCCATCAGAAGGTGTTCGGTTGGCTTTCCGAACGCGTTGCGCTGGCGTTCTCCTTCTTGCTCGGGGTAGTAGCAGGAATCACGGTCTGCGCTCCGTTGGTGGGCTTCTCTCTCCGGCCTGAAGCCTCCGACATCATTGGCGCTGCACTGGGTGCGCTCTTGGCTATCGCCGGCGCGGTTCTGATCAGCCAACGTGAGGAGAGAAATCGTCGCAACACCATCCGCGTGCTTGCCGGACATGCTGTTGACATGGTGATTCCTCGCATCAACACCGCCTATCGAGCATTGCTCTCGCTGCAGCGCGCTTCGCTGGAAGGTAGAGCAGCCTCTATCGACATCTGTGTGGAAGACTTCTTGGCCGAGCTCCACGTTCTTAGAAGCATGGCTGCGGTGTGCCTGGACCAATTTGAAAAGCTTCGTGACGCCTATTTCTCGGCGGGCGTGGAGGCCGCGAGCGTTCACTATCACGTTGTCGATAGCCTCAGAACAATCGTTCAGAGCTCGGAATTCCTTTCCAAACTTCCCACGCTCCGACTTCACGCCCTTGAAAGACAGCCATCCGAGATCATGCGAGATATCCATGATGCTCAAGTCTCCATTGAGGACGAACTTCGGCGCCTCTGACGCTGCGAGTCGATCTGCAGCGCAGCGACCAGCTTGTGCAGCTGGTCGCTGTCCAGCCACTCGACCCGCGCCACCTTGAACATCTGCCGGGCGGTGTTGTGGGCGTAGGCCCAGGGCCGCTTGGCGTCGGCCAGAAGCGCCTCGACCTTGCCCAGCATGGGCACCTGATCCACGTTCTTCGGCTTGCCCTTCCACGTGCGCGCCGGCCTGGCCTGGGCCTCCTTGAAGCCCAGCCGCACCAGCTCGGCGATCACCGCGTTGCGCTGGGCGGTGGTCATGTCCGCCGAGGACGCCTTGCCGGTGACCCTCGTCAGCAGGGCGCGGTAGGTGTCCTCATCCAGCGCCAGCTGCTTCTTGGCCTGGTGGATGCGCGCGAGCTGCTGGCGTCGCGGGTCGCGGATGGCGGCCATCAGCCCGGCTCCCTGTCCTCGAACCGCACCAGGTACGGGGCGTCGATGTAGCGCTTCATCCGCCAGGGGAACACGTCGCCCCGGGCGTCGATGTAGGCCATGGCCCACTGCACCCGCAGCAGGTCTTCTTCCTCAGGGCCGTCCTCGGCCAGGCGGCGGGTGTCGTAGATCGGATGGCCGTCCTCTTCAGTGCCGGCACACGCGGCGTACAGCTCGATATCCGAGCGCACGGTGCGGTCAGCCAGCACCAGGGACAGGGACAGCAGGTTGAGGGCCTTGAGCAGGTCGTGTTGGCCGGTGGTCAGGGCGCCCATCACACCACCGCCAGGTCGAGGCTGATCGGCTGGTAGAGGCCGTTCGCGTCGCGCTCGTAGATGCGGACGTAGGTCTTGCTGCCGACCACGGTCAGGGCGTCGCTGATCGCGGCCATGGCCCGCTGCCAGCGGTCGTCCTCGATGCTGAGGTTGCGCAGGGTCAGCACCTGGGCGGTTTTGATGTTGCCGTCCTGGTCCACCCGGAAGGCGCTGTTGATCAGTGCCACCAGCTCGCTGCGGCTGCCCTCGGTCCACTCGTCCAGGCACTCATCGATGAGCGCCTTGGCGGCCTGCAGGCGCTCATCGAACGCCAGGCTCTCCTGGATGGCCCGGATGACCTTGTACTGGCCGTCGAAGGAGAACAGGGTCACGTTGCCCTTGTTGCCGCCCACGCGCGCCTTGTACTGCTCGGCGCTCAGCTGGACCAGGGCGGTGATGTTGTCGAAGACCTCGCGCTTGAAGGCCGCCAGCTGCTCGCGCAGACCCTTGGCCTTGCCGACTACGTCCACGACCAGGGCGTCGCGCTCCAGGTCTACGGCCCGGATCTGCTGCTCGGGGATGAGACGGCCGTTGCGGTCCTTGCGGTAGCCGGGCGGGATGGTGTCGGGTTCGGTAGTACTCATAGGTCGGATTTCTCTGGTCGGGTGTCGGTGGTGCCTGACCGGTTGCCGCCGGCTCGGCGTGAACGTCTCGCGGGTCTGAGGCCCTTGGGCCAGGCAGGCGTGAAGTCCCTTCGGGGTGCGGGGCGCTCGATGCCCTTGGCGTCGCAGTAGGCGTTTCGCCAGCGGTAGGAGTGCGAGTAGGAGGTGCCGAAGTGCGCGGCGATCTCCTCCGGCGTCGGCACGTGGCCGAGTCCTTCGGCCCATAGCGCGAACCGCACGTGCAGCTCCAGGTGCGATTCCGCGTGGTTGACCTCGGGAAGGCGACGCCGGGGCATCGCTCAGCGCCCGATCGCCAGCAGCGCCCGGTGCGCGGCGCTGTTGGCCGCCACCAGGTGCAGCAGCAGCGCGTGGGGCAGTTCGGCCCTGCAGGCGTCCTCCAGGGCGTCCTGGGTGTCGCCGGCGATCGCGGTCAGCCGGTCGCGCAGGGCGAAGCGGTCAGCCACCGGGGGCGAGGGGGCCACCTGGACCGGTGCCGGGGCCACGCGCGGGTCCGTGTCGGGCGCCGGCTCCCAAGCGCCCAGCTCATCCCCCGCACCCGCCGCCGGCGACGACGCGGCCTGCTCGGCTGCGGGGGGAGGCGCAGCAGCATCGTCCGTGGGAGCGGCGCTGTCGGCCGCCGGCGGCGCGGTGAAGGGCTTGGTGCCCGCGAGTGACCAGTGGCTTTCCTTGCCAACTCGCACGCGCACGAGCTGGTCCTGCCCTCTCTTGAGCCGGTAGTTCAGGCCATTCGCAAGCGCCTGCTGATCGACTTCAGAGACGCTCCCCATTTTCAGGATCGCCTCCTTCAGGGCTGCGGTGGAGAGCGGGTGCTGGGCACTGGCCAGCACTTCCAAGGCGCCTCTGACCACGGCCTCCATAGGCGTACAGCCACGATTGGGCGTCCAGCCCGGGCTGACCGTGTAGACGACCTGGCCGTCGATCTCCCCCCGGATGTACTCGCCGGCAGTCGCCCGTTCGACCAGGTATGCGCGAACGACGGCCTCCGTGATCTTGATTCCCTGCGCGCGCAGCGCCTCGCAGACCTGCCGGACCTGCAGAGAATCATCGGCTGCGGCCAGAATGTCGCGGATGGCATCGTTGATGTTGGCCTTAGCCACGGGCCACCCCCGCCGGTCGGGCCGGCTGGTGGTGCTCAGTGATCTCCCACTCCACCTGACAGTCGTGGAATGCCGTGGCCATCACCATCCGCGTCACGCCGTTGAAGGTCTCCCGGCGGCGCATCGCACCGCGCAGGAAGCCCCCAGCCGGCGGCGGGTCGATCTCGAACACCGGACGCGAGCCGCTCAGGCGGATGTCGCGCACGCACAAGCCGCGCTCGTCCAGCAGGTGCAAGGCGCCCATGGCGGCCTTCAACAGGCCGTTGAAGCGGGCGGAAGCGGGGTTATTCAGGCCGGGCATGGGGCGCCTCCTGGGCAGTGGCGGTGCGAAGGGCGTCCAGCAGGCGGGCGGCGGCGGAGTAGCCGATGCCACGCAGCAGGCGCGTGAGGGGCGTGCCGTACTCGGCACGGATGCCGGCCCGTTGCAGGGCCGGGGTGTGCAGTTCGGTGATGTGCGCCAGCGGCAGCCGGGCCACGCGCATGGCGTGGCGGATGCGGCGGCGCTGCATCTCGGTGGAACTCGCCTGGGTGCTGGCGGTGGCCATCAACGCACCTCCGGCGGCGTGACCGCCTGGGCGGCGGCCGAGGCGCCGGGGTAGTGCTGCTCGATCAGCTGGTCGACGTGGCGCCGCACCTGCAGCAGGAAGCGCAGGCGCTTCGCCGTGGGGTACGCAGGGTCTTCCACGACGGAGGTCACCACGGTGGCCACCGCGTTGGTGACCTGGGCGATGCTTGGCGCAGCGAGGATGCTCATGCCGCCACCCCGCTCGTCTCCGGCTCGCGCCGGGCCTGCCGGGCCAGCTGGATCAGTTCGCCCACAGTGAGGTAGTCCACGACGGCCGAGCCCTCGGCGATCAGTTGCACCAGGCGGCAGCGCGCCCGGATCGGCATGCGGTCGATCTGCGCCAGCTCGGCCGCGGCGGTGATCAGGTCCGCGGTCACCCGCGGCACCAGGGAATGGGCGTGGGAGCGCATCAGCGGACCTCCGTCTGCCGGGCCTGGTGCCGGTTGTGCTTGCACTCGGGGCAGCTGCGCGAGAGCTGCACGCGCAGGTGGTTGGTCGCAGCGAAGGCCTGGCGCTGGTATTCCAGGCACCGGTTGCGCGGCAGCTCGCCTACGACCGGGCAGTTGACGGTCACGCCCATGAAGGCGCCCTCCACCTTGGCCTGTACGGCCTTGAGGTCGCCGGCGTACTTGCCGCCCAGCACCTGGCTGATCACCGAGGTGCTGTAGCCCAGGCGCTCGGCCACCTTGCGCTGGGAGCTGTTGGGCGCCGCGCACGCGGCGCGTAGCACCTCCAGCCAATCGGATTCGGGGATGGTCATTTGATCGGGTATTCCTGGTTGGTGTTGTGATCCCAGACCACGCCGCGCGCGAGCAGCACGCCGGGACACTTGGGGCCGGTGTTCCGCACCAGGCGGAAGGTGGTTTCCTGTTGCAGGCGGCGAGGCGCGGGTATCGCGGCCAGAAACCCGGCGCGGGCCAGGCGCTGGCAGTAGTTGCGGGTGTTCCTGCGGCTCTCCACCTCGGCCACGGCCATCAGCTCGCTAGGGGTGAAGCTGCGCAGCACGCGCATCGCGTACCACAGCCGTGCCTGCACGCCCTGGTCGCCCTCCCGCTTGAGCAGGGATTGGGACAACCGCCGGCTGCGGCTCAGGGCGGGCGTCATCAGGCGACCGCCAACTTGCGGGCCGGCACCTGCGGCGCGGTGCCCATGAAGAAGTCCAGGCTCTTGGGCCAGTCGGCCGCGGAGACCTTGGACAGGCCGCGCGATCGGGCGACGTGCTCGATGCGGCCAAGCCCGACCACGATCAGCCGCACAGCGCCATGGGCGGCAGTGTGCAGCCGCTGCACCAGCTCGTCGGCAACATCCACTTCGCACAGCTCGCGTGCCAATACGCGGGCGTCGTCCAGGCTGGACTCCTGGAACTCCACCCACTGGGCGATGCGACCGGCCAGCTGCTCGCGCGTGCTGACCGCGCGGCGCAGGTGCTGCATGCCGATCAGGATCACCGGCACGCTGGCCAGGTCGTGGATGTCGCGCAGGGTCTCGACCAGGCGCGTGCTGCCGGTGATGTAGTCGGACTCGTCCACGAACAACGGCCGGTTGGTCTCGGCCAGCCGCTCGACGATCACCTCGATGGTCGCCACGATCGACTGCCGCCGGGCGATGCCCAGCTCCTTGCAGATGCTCTCCACCAGGGAGCTGGGCGTGGTAGTGGCCAGGGCGCGCACGAACACGCCGTGCTGGCGAGTGGCCAGCCAGGCCACCGCAGTGGTCTTGCCATAGCCGCTCGGGCCGTAGACCAGGCCCATACCGGGCATGCCCGGTGCGCGGTTGAGCAGCGCGTCACCCGCTTCGGACAGGCGGGCGACGTTGGAGATCGGGACGATCCTGGAACGCATGGTTATTCCCCTTGTTGAGCCCGGTGGAGACGGTCGAACGCCGCGCCATCGGGCAGCAGGGCGGCGTATGCGTCTGGAAGCTGGAAGGCGGACACGCCGAAGTCCTCGAACAGAGCCCATCGGCCCCGGAACTCGGGCGAGTTGCAGTGGTTGCGCAGGTACTGCCGGTCGAAGTCGTTGCGCTCGGCCTCCGGCTTCATCAGCAGATCCAGGGCGCGGCGGAAGCGCTGCTCGGCGGTCTCGTCCTGGGCTTGCTCGGCGCGGCGCACGTCGCGCAGCTCGGCCAGGTGGTCCAGGGTGGTCGGGGTCTGCCACGGCTCCAGGGGGCGCGCCTGCGCCGCATCCAGGGCCTCGGCAGCCTCGCTTGCCGCCTCCAGGGCCGGGGTCAGGTGGACCACGTTCGGCGCCGGCAGCGCGGCCAGGGCCCCGTGCTGGCGCGACTTGTGGTCCAGGATCTCGCGGGCGATGTCGCCCACCTGGGCCTTGCGCTTGGCCGCGCGCATCTGCGCCTTGGCTTCCTGGACGGCGGCGGCCTGCTTGGCCTTGGCCTCGATGGCGATCTCGCGGCGGGATACGCCGGCCACCTCGGGGCACTCGGCCACGCACAGGAATAGCCCGTCGGCGTAGACCACGGCCCGACCGATGTCGGCCTCGTCCATCCGCACCAGCACCTGCTGGCCGATCACCGTGGCCAGCTCCGGGGCGATGTAGTTCAGCCGCTCGATCCGCAGGCCCTTCTTGGTGACCGTGCGGGTATGCCCCTCGCCCAAGAGCAGATCCAGGGCGCGCACGTCGCCGATCCGGCGGACCACGTCGCGCAGCTGGGCGAAGCGTTCGAACGGGGTTTGCCCCTGCAGGCCGTCGTGACGCTCATGGGCGTAGTAGTCCTGGCACCAGCGGTCGCAAAACTCCTGCAGCTCGGCCGCGGTCAGCTTGATCTCCACCACCGCGTTCTTCTGGAACAGGCGGTCCGCGAACGAATCCCGGGCGCGGATGGCCTGGGCCTCGGCCACGTTGTGGCCGGTGTAGCCCGGCAGCAGCTCCAGCAGCGAGTGGCTGAAGGTGCGGAAGGCACGCTCGATGTGGGGCTTTTCCCAGGGCGAGAACGGGGCGCTGAAGCGCGGCTCGATGTTCAGGCCGGTCAGCAACCGCGCGAAGCGCTGGCTGGCGTAGTCCGAGCCGTTGTCCATCTTGATGGCCTCGGGCACGCCCCATTCCAGGATCGCGCGGCGGGTGAGCTGGCTCACGCCCTCGGCGTTGCTGGTCTTGACCACGTGCAGGCGCAGGCCGCGCCAGGCCACATCGATCACGCCGATCAGGGTGTAGCGCCCATCGACCAGCTGCAGGTCGGCCGGGGTGCTGTCCATCATCCACAGCTGGCAGGCGCGGGTGATGCCCTCCGATGCGCTGCCAAAGGCCGCCATATGGCGGTTCTTCCAGGCGTCGGGGTTGGTCGTGGCCAGGTACGCCTCGGCGTGGTCCTGCTTCCAGCGGGCCAGCCAGCGGGCGACGCTGCGCTCTGCCGGCAGCGCCCGATCGGCGAACCGCGCCTGCAGTGCCTCGCACACCAGCTTGGCGCTGATATGCGGCTTGGCCGCGATCAGGCCGATGACGAAGTCGCGCAGCGCCTCATCGGTGTCCAGCTGGCCGCTGCCGCGACGGTTGCCATAGTCGCCGGCCAGCGCGGCCGGGCCTTGGGTCTTGAGCTGCTTCTTCCACCGGCGCAGCGTGGTCGGGTGCAGGGTTACGCCGGCGAACTGGCGCACGTCCGGGTCCACTTCGATCCGGCCGGCGTTGTAGGCCGCACAGAACTCCTCCAGGGCGGCGCACTGGCCGATGCTGCGGATGGCGGCGTAGGCGGCCAGCCTGGCCAGCACGTCCAGCTTGGCGGCCATGCGCGCCTTGGCGGCACCCGCCAGGCCGGCCGCGGTGGCGGCGCCGGACTCGCGGGCACGCTGGATCACGCGGCCATCGACCGCCTCGCCGATGGTCAGGCGGCGCGCCAGGGCGGCGCCGGCCTGGTAGTGGCTGCTGGTGGAGGCGGCGTTGGCCACGCGCAGAGATTCGGCGCGGCGCAGGGCGGCCTGGGTCGTCACGGGTAGACTGGTGAGGGAGTACTCACGCCCGCCACCACGCGCTTGCCGGGGACGATGTGCCCACTGCTCGCGCGCAGCCATATCGCGCACAGCGCGCTCGGTACCCGGCAGCCCGGGCATGCCGGCTAGCTCCGCAGGGCTGTACCAGGATTCCTGGTGCGGGAGATTGCCGTCAGCCATCAGGGCACCCTCCGGCGCAGCTCTTTCAGTTGGCGGATCGCATCGGCGGCGTTGTGCCGCTCGCGCTCCAGGCGGCCGATCTCGGCATCGATCGTCGCCGCACCCAGCAGCAGCTGCCCGCCCACCACCTCGCCATGCCACTCGGCCAGCGTGGTGCTGCTGCAGACGATCTCCAGGACCGGCGCCAGCCAGAGCGGGCAGTTGAAGGCGTCGCGCGCCTCGGAGGTGTAGCCGTCCAGCATGTTCTTGGACACGTCGTGCCCGGACAGGCGGCTGGCCTGCGCGGCCACCTCCCAGCGGTCCAGGCCGGCGGCGCGTGCGTCGTCCAGCATGTCGCTGATCCGGCCGCTGACCACGGCGCGGAAGTTCATGCTGCCCGGCACCTTCGCCGCCGGACGCGGCACCGCGAACATGTCGCCGGTGAGGGCGTCGGAACGTCGCCTGCGCGTCATGCTCCGACACCCTCACCTGCGGCCGCGGACGAGGTCGCACGGGCGGAGGTCCCCAGGTGCGCAGCGCCGCGCACCTGGTCCGCAACGCGGTTGACCCGCTCCCTCGATGCCGGGGTTTTCAGGGCATGTCCGACCCCGGGGCACGCGCGGGCAAGCCCGCTCCCGGCTAATCCCCACCCGTTGGCCCGGGCCAGGCTGTAGTTGTCGCGCGCCACGGCCACGTAGGCCGCCCGGCGCCGCGCGGCGTCGACCGCCAGCCGGGCGTTGCGGGCGCACAGGTGATAGACCAGGTCGCGGTTGGCCTCGCGTGCCATCGCCACCGCCGCCGTGCAGCGCAGGATCGGGTCGGCGCCCGGCACCAGGGCGCGAGCGGTACCGGCGTTCAAGCGCCCACCACCGCCGGCGACTCCGGCAGCTCGTGCGGCAGCGGGTAAACCAGGATCGGCGCAGCGCAGTCCCGCGGCGGCGGCGGCATCCACTGGCAGCTCTCGGCCAGCAGCTGGGCGTTGTCAGCCTGGTAGAGGGAGGCGGTATTCATGCCGCGGCCCTCGCCTGCAGATTGCGCGTAGCGGCCCCGGTGGTAGCCTTCCCGGACGGGCGGCTTGCCAGCTCCTCCTCGCTGCCGGGCTTCAGGCCCAGCAGCACGGCGATCTCGTGCGCCTTCCCGTAGTGGGCCTTGGCCTGCCCGTTGAGCACCCGGTACACCTCGTTCCGGGTGAAGCCGTGTTCGGCCGCCCACTGGGTGGTCGTCTTGCCCTGCAGTCGCAGGCGCTCCTTGACCTGTTCCGGCGTGAGGACCTTGGCGGTTCGGGACATCTAGGGCGGCTCCGTGATGCAAACAAGGTGGCGGTATCTACGGAGCAGATATTACCGCCAATAGGCGGCATGTCAACGCCTTTGGGCGACCTAATTCGCCCATCAGCGGCTTCCGAGTTCACCTTGCACCGCCATTCAGCGGTGAATCTCCGCAAAATACTGATTAAAAAAGGGTTTTTTCTGATGTCGGAAGTTCCAGAAGCCGCAGGAAGCCAACTTCCTAGTTCTGAATCGGAACTCGGAAGCCGCCTTTTGGCGGTAATAGATGCTCTGGGGTCGCGCCAAAAGGCGTCAGAAATAGCTGGTCGCTCCACCGACCAGTTGCTCAAGTACGTCAAGGGAACCGCGGAGCCGCCTTTCATGGCGTTGGCCCGGCTGTGCATGGCTTCGGGCCGCAGCCTGGAATGGCTCGCCACGGGCGTTGAGCCAGCGAAGCCCTTGCAGGACAAGCCCTCAACGCCGTCTCACGCCCTGCAACTGGAGAACGTGAAGATCGCCGCGCAGCTGCTCCAGGAGGAGCTGGACGCGGCGGATGTGGCCTTGGCCCCCGCCGCTTTCGGCGAGGCGACAGCCATCCTGGTCCAGCTGCTGGAGAAGGGCCTGGCGGAGGCGGAAGTCATCCCCCTGGCCCAAGGCATGCTCAGGACGGCCACAGGGGGCGGACGTGGAGGAAAGGCGGCAGCTGGTAGGTGATTTGCGGGCGGTACTGCGCGCGGCGCTCGCGCGGGGGCCGGTCCCTGAACTCAGTTTCGAGGCCCGCACGCGCCTGGCGGCGGCCTATCCGTTCCGGCGCCGGCAGGCGATCCGAGAGATCACCCACCTGGCCGACAGGTGGGGCTGGCGCCGCGTCGTGGACCAGACGCTGGCCGAGACCGGCGCCCACGGCCTGAAAAGCCTGGACGCCGACCAGCTGGAAGCCCTGCTGGCACGCCTACGGACGTTCGAGGACGCCCTGCAGACCGCCGCCGACCCGGCCGACGCGCCCCCGGCGCGCTGATCAAACCATGTGGCAGGCGCACGCCGGCACGCTCGGCGTCGCGCAAACCATGTGTCATCCCGCCCACGGCGGGACACGCCCCTCAAATGCGCCTGAATCGCCTGTTTTTCAGGCCTTTTTGTCCCGTTTTCATTCCGCTTTTCCCGCTTTGTCCCGTCTAACAAACCATGTGGCGGGGAACACTCTTCAGGCCTTGGCTCCACTTTCCCATACCCGTCGTCCCGGCGAATGCCGGGACCCAGTGTCTTTGCTCCCCTTGCAGGAGCAATGCGAACCGGGGAGGCAAGGCACTGGGTCCCGGCATTCGCCGGGACGACGGTTCGATAGAGGTCCTGAACTTCCAGCGCGCAGAAGACGCGGCGAACCGGTTGTGTTGGGGCAGCGGACATGGATGTCCGCGGTAGCGAGTGCGCACACGGATGTGCGCCCGAGCGGCCACAACACGGCCGGTTCGCCGCGGCTCAGTCCGAACCCGGCCAGACCTGACGCCTTTGTCTGCCTCTGCTTGACCCTGTGCCCCCTGCCGACAGCCCTTCTTGACGACTGATATCAATTTGATATCTTTTCACCGTCAACCGGAGAACGACGCCATGAAAGAACGTGCCCTCGCATCCCTGCCCGGCATCCCCGTCCTGCTCGGCGTCATCGCCGCGGCCGCGGTCGCCGCCTGGCTGTTCTTCGCCGGCGTGCGGGCCGCGCCCATGGGCGGAGGCGCCCTGCCGCTGATCTCCGCGGCGGTGCTGGTCGCGCTGGCGGTGTTCACCGTCACCGGCCTGTACTCGATCCAGCCCAACCAGGCCGCGGTGCTGAGCCTGTTCGGCAAGTACGTCGGCACGGTCAGGGAGGCCGGCCTGCGCTGGAACAACCCCTTCTACTCCAAGCGCAAGATCAGCCAGCGCGTGCGCAACTTCGAGAGCGGCAAGCTCAAGGTCAACGACCTGGACGGCAGCCCGATCGAGATCGCCGCGGTGATCGTCTGGCAGGTGGTGGATGCGTCGGAGGCCGTGTTCAACGTCGACGACTACGAGAGCTTCGTCCACATCCAGTCCGAAGCGGCGCTGCGGGCGATGGCCTCCAGCTACCCCTACGACCAGCACGACGACGGCCAGACCGCCCTGCGCGGCCATCCGCAGGAGATCTCCGAGCACCTGCAGGCGCAGATCGCCGAACGCCTGGGCACCGCCGGCGTGGAAGTGATCGAGGCCCGCATCAGCCACCTGGCCTACGCCCCCGAGATCGCCCAGGCGATGCTGCAGAGGCAGCAGGCCAATGCGGTGATCGCCGCGCGCACCCGGATCGTCGCCGGCGCCGTGGGCATGGTCGAGATGGCCCTGGCCGAGCTGCAGAAGAACGACGTCGTCCAGCTGGACGAGGAGCGCAAGGCGCAGATGGTCAGCAACCTGCTGGTGGTGCTGTGCGGCGACCGCGGCACCCAGCCGATCGTCAACGCCGGCTCGCTGTACTGAGGCGGGGGCGCGCGATGGAAGCCCTGGTCCCGCTGATGGTCGCCCTGTCCGGACTGCCCGCCCTGGGCATCGCCGGCTGGTACGCCCGCGGCCAGCCGGGCCCGCAGGCACGCGGCCTGGCCCTGCGCTGGGCTGCGCTGGCCCTGGCCCTGTTCCTCGGCGCGGCCGGCCTGTACTGGGCCGGGGGCGAACAGGCGCGCACGGTCGCGGTGGTGGTGGCGATGCTGGTCGCGGTCAACGCCCTGATCGTGTCGATGGTCCTGCAGCTGCGCCGCGGCGGCGGCGGCGGCGGCGGCGGGGAGTCGTAG